CACTTTGCCAGCGGGGGCGAGTTTAGATTTCCAACCATGCCGACAAAGCTCTTTAAGATACTCATCACTATCAAACCCTTCAGGCACATCAAACTCTGGCAGCATTGGCTTTCCGGTGATTTCATACTCTTCGCACGAAGCGAGTGCGTCAAATAATTTTTTATTACCTGTGACTCTGCTTGTCGGCTTTAAGCAATAATCTTCACTTGTAAAGAAGTGTTTGTTTTCAAAATCTTCTCCCTTTTGCAGCTTTGCCGTAACTTTCGGAATGCTGGTTTTCATCCCAGAACACAGAATGATTCTATGTAGCTCTGCTTCTTCTTTGGTGCAATAATACACCGCATCAGAAATATAATCATAACAAAAATAATTCTTTCCCCACATTTTCTTTTGGGCTGGACTATCTTCTGTTGTTATAAACAAAATGTTGCCATTATCAGCTATTCTTTTCAGAGTGTCAATATCTTGTTCTTCTGAAGAATATTTAATAAGGTCTAGCCATCCAGCTTTATTCTTTGCAATTAGGAGGAATTGCTCTGTGTCTAGTCCTAGTATTGGCTTGACGCCATTCTTCGTACACGCCTGATGAAAGTTCACGGCGCCAGAAAGAGTGTTGACATCAGCAAGAACGCACGCCCCATAGTTATATGAAGCGCACAGTTTCGCTAGTCTATCGGGATTAGAGAATCCTTTAAGGAGACTGAAGTGGGTCTTGCAATTTATTGGTATGTATTTGCTGTTCATCAATTATCTTTTTCAAAAATCCAGAAAGGGTGACAGTATTCAATATTGTATTATTGTAGTTTACAATTTGTTCAAGTGCAACTCTTTTATTTTCAGATCGTAAAAAATTTAAAGAATTTTCTAGAAAGCTATCTAAGAATTGCCATTTAGCGAAAAACATTGGTGCCTGTTCATAATACCAAAACCTTGGCAGCATTTCAACCATAGGGAACGCCCCCATAGCTATAGATTCAAAAAATCTAAAAGACTCATCACTATATGCCCCAGTCGGACATAGGCAAATTTTTGAGTTGTTTAATAAGTCAATATATTCTTGATGATCTAAGCCGCAACCAAAAGACTCAGTATATTTGACGTAGTATTTGTATTTATTTCCTATGCGCTCTAGCATATTGTCTAAACATCTTTTAAACTTATCTCTTGTTCCGGTATGCGGTATCTGTCCAACGAAACAGAAGTCATATTCTCTATCTTCGTGAGGCTTTATTTCTTCAACCTTGGAGGTCATATCATTTATAAAGAATCCAAGCGGCAGCGGCACAACTTTCGGATGATTTATCGGATGTCCCCAAACGTCTAAAGGAGCATAGTTATGAAACGTAAGAAAAATCCTTTCGTCTTCTGTGTATCTTGGTAGTTCATGTGTTTCTCTAGACAGCGCAAAAAGTATATTTTTCTTGTCGTCTTTTGGAATATTGTAATCTTGTAGATCATACTTAATAACAACCCTATAACTATCATCTAGAGTGTTAGATAGCTCTGACGCTACGTCTAGTAAAAATTTATTCCCCAAATCAAAGTCTTTTTTTAGGTCTATCAACTGCGACACGGCTACCCCCTTGGTCGTTTATCATTTTCTATTAAAATTTTATTTGTATAGTGATAGGAGTCCATAGTGCCTGCGTCCATGCAAAATTCATCCATGATAACGTAACTCGTCTTATGGTTTTTTATCATGAGATTATTTAAATCGGAAACTTCGTACTCCATTCTCTCTGATTTTTTAAGATCGTCCACATAATTAAAAAGTTCGCTTGTATACATATATATGCCCATACAGGCTAAATCACTCTTGGGATTGCTTGGCTTTTCTTCTATTTCTAATAATTCAAAATCGTCATTTAGAACAGCAACACCAAACCTATTAGGATTTTCCATGCGTTTAAAGAAAAACTTTGCAGATGTGTTAAATGAATCTATGTGATGCTTAATGTCAATTTCAAAAATATTATCCCCCAAGACAACCAAAAAATTATCACTCCCAACAAAAGACTTGCACAGTTTTAAAGCTCCGGCGATTCCATCTGGCTGATCCTGAACCTTAAAGGTAAAGTCGCAACCATATTCGCTTCCGCTGCCTAAAAAAGCTATCATGTCTCCCACATGATCTGTTCCGCTAACAATCAATATGTCTGTTATGCCAGCGTTTTTCATGTTCACTATTGGATAGTGAATCATTGGAAATTTTCCGACTGGTAAAAGATGCTTGTTTGTAACTTTTGTAAGCGGGTAAAGCCTGCTTCCTGTGCCACCTGCTAAAATTATTCCCTTCATATTATCCCGGAGCCTCATAATATCCTATGTTAAATCCTTCCTTAGTACACTCTTTGAGGGTCTCTTTATAGCCAATCGTGTGCAGCCTGCCCTCGACATGCTGACACATTGTAGTATTTGTTCCGGGCCAATTATTCTTATAAAAATGACATAGTTTTTGACATCTAAAATCCATTCTGTTTTGTTTAATTGGCTTTGGTTTAATATTTTGTTTTATTTCTTCGTATCTGGCTTTTAGCATACCCAAAAACCTGTCTTGATCTGACGCATCAAAACACATGCTAAAAGGGCCGCCGTCTCTTGTGAAGAAGATAGACATAATAGCCTGTTCATAGTCTGGATATAATTTAGATATCGCATAGTTATACAATAGAAGTTGAGGATCTTCAAGAAGTTTTTCGTAAGTTTTTTCTTCTCCGGTCGCCCAGTTCTTTCTTTGTCCTGTTTTCCAGTCTATGACCTCTATAACGCCGTCATCAATTTGTGTAACTAAGTCAATAGTTCCTTTGATAGCGAGCTGTCCATTTAGTTTGGTTCCATCTGGCATTTCATATTCAAACTTAGCCCAATCTTCTTCAATAGGAATATCGAAAGTAGGCTCTGTGTCTACAATGGTTCTATTTCTAGGGTCGAACTGACCATCATTGTAAGTAAGTGCCGTTTCAACTTGCTGTTCACAAAATCTAAAATCTGCCGGATAGTACTTATGGTCATCCATAGAGGTATAATACTCATAACTTCTATCCATTAAATCTTTTACAAATTTTTTAGTGTAGAGCTTTTTGGGTGTAAATTCTACTTCGCCAATAGCATCATCTGTAATAGATAGATTTTTTTCTTCTGGCTTTTCTTGTAGTTCTTTTTTACATGCCGCTAAGCATTCCATGACCTTATGACAGGCTGTACCCTGTTGCGCCTTTTTTCCAGAAGCCGATCTATGACCTAAGACATATGTCATAAAATACTGCATCTGACAAAATTCATAGTTGCCATAGCTAGACGACCTAATATACGTTACTATCATCCTAGCTCCTTATTGCTTGAATACCTGTTAATCTCTCCTGTTCTTCGCTCTGTAGTAAAACTTCTTCTCCTAGCCATCCCCATTTTTCTAACAAATCAATAATTTGTTTATTTGTTTCGGTAATGCTTAGGTCTGTATTGTCAATAACCGCATCAAAATCTTCATAATTATCTAGCTCTGTTTCGCTAGAGTGATTATCTTCATGTGGCTGTCTTGTTAGTCTTATAACCCTGCCGCCCGCTTTCTGAATAAGCTCTACTTCATTTTGAAATCTAACATCATCAACGACCGCAAGCAAAGAAGATTCCATCTCAATATCTTTAACAAGACGCTCGACCCAAACATCATTATGAATCTTTCTGCAAATTTCTGTTCCAAAAAACTGTAGAAATTCTCTAGCTGTCATTCTGCCGTACTTGTTTAGCTTTTTTCTTTGTGCTATTGAAATTGGCATGTTTTCCCACTTTATGTGAGTCTTTGTATTTTTTTGAACGTCTGTGCCAAACACCTGCTCGTCACTTAGGCCAAACAGCTCTACAGCCATTAGCTTCAGTGGCGTGGCTAGTGAGTATTTTTTAATATAGGGCCACATATTATATCCAGCCCACTCGGCAAATTGCGCATCGAACCTGTTAACATCCAGCATCCCGTAAGAGTCATTTGATTCTCCTGTTCTTATTAAGAGGTCGCCTTTTTCATTTAGGGCGAAGTTTTCTATAACTCTAAAGGCTCTTAGTTGATAGCCATGAATAAAGTTTGAAGATGTGCTTTTGCCAGATTGTTTCTTTCCAGAAAACGCTAATATTTTAGTCATAAGATAGCCTTTAATTGTTCTTGCAATTGTTCAACGGATAAATCGCCAACATCTTTAGCGTCAAGAGTTGGCCGTAAATAATTAAATCTTCTTCCACATTTTTTCATGATTTGAGTGGCCGCCTTGTTTCCGGCCTCATCATAGTCTGTTAATATTATTACATTCATGACTCCTATCTCTTCAAGCAATATCAGCTGTTCATCTGTTATGGACGCGCCGAATATACTAACAGAGTTGCTATATCCGGCCTCGTGCATTCTCCAAACATCGCCCTGACCTTCTAGCAAGAAAACGGTTCTACTTCTTATTATATGGTCTTTTGCGATATTTAACCCATAAAGATGTTCTTTTTTAAAACCTTTACTGTGTAGCCATTTTGGTTGCATGTTATCATAGATTGATCTACCAACACATCCAACATAACAATCGTTTACATCATAGATAGGAACAACGGCCCGATTACACATTGGCCTATTGCTATCTAGACATGTACCAACATCAAACAAGTCAAGAACTTCCTCTGAGTATCCTCTGTCCATATAATATTGTGATGGTATTTGTATTTTAGATCGAACATCCTGTCTTGAGATTGTTGGTATTGTCGCGACAGACTGCTTCAAAAAAATATCAATCAGTTTAGCTTCTTTAGCAGGATTGATGTCTATTTCTTCTCTTTCTTCTGCTTTTGCTATAGACTCACAAAATTTATATGTTTCTGAAAGAGTCGCTTCTGATCCCTTCTTGGTGGTTAAACAGCCTCTAATAAATCCAAATATGTTTCTCGCATAGTCGTCGTCACACCCGGCTGTCCAGCATTTCCAGTTTCCCACAACGTCATCACCATCTAGAAAGACACAACATCCTTCTGGATTGTCGCCGCCGTGAATAGGACAAGGAAAAGCGTATCTATTGCTGTATTCTATATACTCAATATCAAGTCTTTCAAGCACTTCTGGAATAGAATCTTTTAGCGCGTCACACGCTGCTGAGATCTGATTCGGGGTCAAAGTTTTCATTTATTTCAAATCCTTCACTTCTTGATTTGGCATTGTTATGAATTTCATTTCTAGTCATGCCTTCTTCTAAACGTCCAATATTACCAAACATCTTCATCGAAATATAATCACCATCATCTAATCCTTCACCATGTCTGGCTACAATGGGAACAAGTTTTCTATTTCCATTTTTAGGATTGTCCTCCGCTTTTTCTTCGTCTGATTTCATCTTAAAAATTGTAAAACTGGTACAAAGCCAAATAAGACGGTCGGAGCCAGATACCGCATCGGTGCTTTCTTTTGTGATACCATCTCTGTTCAACTGCACAAAGCTCAAACATGGAACATCATATTTAACCATAAAGTTATGCAGCTTGGTGATTTGAAAGCCAAGAACTTGATATTCCTGCATAGACGCACTAATACCGTCTGAACTCATCAGTTTGAGATAATCATAAATAATTACACAATCGTTAGTTCTACCGCTTTCGTCGAACCCAACGTGCTGATAAATCCATTTACGCATAATAGAAAGTATATTATCAAAAGACTGACCTGCAATACTAATATAGTGGTATGGTATGTTTTTAAGTTTTTCACCGGCGGCACGAACCTTTTCATTTTCTATTACATTATCAGAATATTTACCAGTGGATATTTTGTTAATTTCAACACCACTAATACTAGCTAGAATTCTATTGTAGTGATCTTCTTTAGACATTTCAGTATCTAGAACAAGAACGGGAACATTTTGCATTGATATGTTGAGCGCAACAGCATCGCAAAACATAGACTTACCAACCTTGGGTCGCGCCGCTACTAAGTCAACACATTTTCGACGCAGCCCACCGCCAATAGCAGCATCATATCGTGCAAACCCTGTGGGGATTCCAACAAAATCTGATACATTCTCTGTGAGAAAATCCAAGTATTCATCAATACCCTCTCCCATTACTTCTGTTTTATTACTTGATGTTTGATATATTGCAGATGTAGCATCTAAGATAGGAGATTCTACCATAGAGATAAGGTCTACAATATCTTCTTCGCCCGTCATGGACTCTACGCTTTTCTGGCAGCCGCTTAGTGTTTTCTTTAAATCTCTAGCCAGCTTTAGCTTTGCGATTTTAGCGGCATGAATTTGCGAGTTTTCTAAATTTACTGGGAAATTAAACAGGGATCTGATGAACCCCATTTCTTCCTTGTTGTTTAGCGCATCGCCAACACCAAGACTATTTGCAGCAGATAGAATAGATGTTAATTCTACCTTTGCGTTGTCAGATATTGTTTTATGAATACAGCTAAACAAAACTTGATTCATGTCATCTGTAAAATGGTCGCCATCTACAAAATCAATGTCAAGATAACAGTCTAGCCCGTACTGACACAGTGCCGCCAGTACAGCCCTTTCAGAAGCTAAGTCCTGTAGTTTGTTCTTTTTCATTATCGGCCACCAATGCACCTGTCGCAAACATACCACTCCCTAGCGTGCGTAGGATGAACCTTAACAGAGTTTTGACACTTGGTGCATTTCTGATCTATCATCTTGGTTGGCTGTCGTCGTCGCTCGGTAGGCTTGACATCCGGCGTTTTAAACTCTGCGCCCTTTGCTTCTGTTCCGTCATCAGTAAAGCTATTAAACCTTTTGTTCTCCGTAACGGGGATTCTAGTTCTAACTTGCCCGCCGTCTTTAGAAACCGTAAAGTCCAAGCCAATATCTGCACTTGATAATTTTACTGGTTCTGGACGTTGTTCTTTTTTAGTCTCCGCTGGTTTTTCAATACTTTCACTTAGGGTTTCTATGAGCGCCATCTTTTGTTCTGCGGTTAGTGATTCAATAAATTTGTCTAGCATTTTAACCTCATCTTGTTTTTGATAAATTACTTAATGTGTCTGCCATTCTCAATACCTTGTTAGATTTACCATCTACGCAAGACAGTCTTGCTTCTGCGTGCTTCTTGATTTTTAATATATCAGACGCTAGAGGGTTTTCTTTTACGGCAGAATAATACTTCTGTTCCCATTTCGTATAGCTTGTGCCGTAAGAGTCTAGAGACTTAGATATTATATACCAAATACTGGAATCCGCCCAATCTAAAACGATCTTTTCTTTGGCTTTTATGGATTCAAGATAGTCTGAATATGCGTATAGCTCATAGGCATACGCCAGACATTCTTTTGCAGAGAGATGGTTTATATCGTGAGATCGCATATTAAGAATAGCTTCAATGTCTTCTTTTTGCTCAACCTTCGGAAGCCCTTTACACTCTATCCAATTATCAATCGCTAGAAGAAACTCTTCTAATTTTTGTTCTCCACTCATCAATGTCCTCATTATAATTTAATTCTATCAGTTCTATTTCGTTCAACTCGCACCACTCTCTTTTGTCTGAGTCTCTGGCTTTGGCTTTATAAAAGTCTAGCTTACTCTTAAAAAAGAACTTGTTAAACTTATAATGTTGCTCTCCATGAACTTCTATTATAATTCTTCTAGCTGGTAAAAACAAGTCCGCTCTAAGGGATTTTCCTCCAAATTGGTCTTTGCTTCCGGGGAGTGTCACTTCTTCCAATATCGTATCATACGGATAGAATTCTTCAATAAGTTTGTATGCTTTTTCATGAAGTTTTGATCTATTAACATTCTCGGCGGCTGCGGATAGCGGCATCCATATGTAGCCCCTTGCGTCTAATCCTACTATTTCTATTTTCATAGCATGTCCTTAATTGATTTAGCCAACAGCTTTATGCACTCTGGATTTTCTTTCAGGAAATTATACACCTTTGGCTGTCCTTGAAACTGAAAGGCTTTAATACATGCGGCCTCGTCTTCAACATCTAAATCCGGTTCTAGCTTCTTCATTAATTTTTTATCTTCTAGCATGAATATGAGCTTGAACCAAGCGCCACTTCTGTCGATAAGGGCAAGCTGTTGAGCTAGCTGTAGATACTCTTGACATTCGTCGATACCTTCGCCATAACGAATAAAACTCTGACAGTTTCCGCCCGGCGATCCCATAGACGAGCAGAGGATGCGCCAGTTAACCTGCTGCCCGATGATCTCGCCGCTTTCATCTGTCCAAGGCTTGACGGCTGGAATTTTCTCTCCACCGCTTTTGACTTCCATTCTAGTATCCGCCTGATATTGAATCTTTCTACCTCCGTCAGCCATCTTAGACGCGCCCATTCCAGACGTGTTTGAGATAGTATGGGTAATCAGTATCACCAATCCTCTTTGATTAGGTAAGACCTGTCCCATCTTTTTAGTGAAGATAGAGAGAATCTTAGGTAGGCCAGCTCTAGTGGGAGAGAAGTCGCCGTCTAGTTCTTTCTCTGAAATCAAAGACGAGATAGAGTCAACAATCAAAACCGCCCCATGATATTCTGGATCAGTCATGTATTTGTATGCTGTTTCTAAAAATATTTCAGCAGGAATAGGTTTGTCTTTAGGTTGAATGATTGTCATATTTTCTGGATCTAGTTCTGGGACTTCAAAGTTCATTTCTTTGAGTCGCCCCTCTGCATCAAGATAGATAACATGTCTACCATCTTTCTGCGCGTTCGCCGCCAACTGCATCGCTGTGGTCGTCTTGCCACACTTGGGATCGCCTGAAAGCATGAGCCACGAACCTTCTTTGATTCCCCCACCCAGAGCGATATCTAGCATTGGAGAAATTGATAATACTTTATAATCTTTTCTATTACTTAAAACATTTGTCCCAGAAACAAGAATATCGCCATACTTATCTGTGATTTGTTTCTTCCAGTCTTTAACCTTTGCCATCTATCTTCCTTATTTTTGAAAAGAGGCTATTTTTGCCTTTTGATTTCTTTGGTTTATAATCGCCTTTAGGGGCTTCGATTATTTTCTTTTCGCGCTTCGACTCTTCTTTCAATTTGGCATGTATTTCTTTTACACCCTTTTCAACAAATCTAAGTGTTAACGCGAACTTTTTACTTTTATGTAGAAAGCCCAAGGCATAAACATTGTTACCGCTTGGACTATTTAGATATCTAATTAGTGCTTTTTCACTATATTTACTTATCAAGTTAGAAGCAACACGTATTTGAGTTTGGTACTCTTCTTTTTGAGATCTGTTCCAAAACTTAAACTCTAAACTGCCGCAATTTTCTTTCTCTCTTTTTCTTAAACAGACAAGTTCAGCAGCGTATTGAGCCGCATTACACGGCTGCCCCGTTGATAAGCTCTTGTACTTTAGGATGTTTGAGTTTTTCTGATTCATTTTTAAATATCATATATTCCAAATTTCCGGCTGTCAGCTTTCTAGAAGAAGAGCCTTGTTCAAATTCATTATTGGGCCAGCAATATTTTTTAACATCTACTGAATCACAGTCGTCTCGCAAAAGCCCAACCGTGAGTGTTTGATACACCCTAAAAGAATCGTCTGACATTGTTTGCTCTTTCGCAGCGCCTCTAAGAACAAAAATTCCATCGAGACCGTTTTCGTCTTCAAAAAACGTTTCTTTCTTTGCTCCAAACATTAGAAGTTTTATTTTAATAATACTATCATTATTTTCCTCGCAGTGTTTAGAAAGTCTATTCCAAGGATTATCTTGTCCGCTTCTTTCATAGTCTCCATAAACAGTGACGCCGCTTTTTAGCTCTGCTTCCCAAGTCATTTCAAGATCTGTCATAACTTTTTTTCTAAGGAATGAATCAAGCTTGGTGCAAATCATATTAGTCTTCCTTTATTTTATGAATAATCCCTCTGTATCTTTTGGGCGGTTCTGACTTTTTCCTATTTTTATCAAAATGCGAAGAGGCCGATTCCGTCATAACCACCACGCCCCTATCGGCATTTCTTGCTAATAGTTGCATAGTTTTAGATTCTTCTTTTGGTTTTGTTTGTTCTTTTTTAGAAATTTTACCTAGATGCGCCTTTACTAGCTTTAGCGATCTATCCATAGATTCCGCTAAATCTTTAGCGCCTACTTTTGAGTTTTCTTCAATATAGCTTTTCTCTTCGTTAGAAAGTGGTCCCTTTTTCATTTAATTCTCCATGAACAATCTTCTTGACCTAGTGAAATACAAACGATTTTTTGTAGACAAATATTTTTTATATAGATTATAACAATCTTCTGATACTTTTTTAAACTCTGGTATTTTAGATTTAAAATTAATGTCAACAGAATGAGGATCAACAAGCTCGCCTCTATAAAATCTAATATAGTATTTTACAAAAACACTCTTATCTGGAAAAGTTGTAGAAACAGTTTTCACGAAACCATATCTTTCGTTTTGACAGTCTCTACCTTCCTTATTCAAATATTTTACAACTGAAGTAATCGGTTCTGGAATACCTAGTCCAGACACGTCTTCATTTTCCCATCTAGCCATTCATTTTCTCCAACATTTCTTTAAGATTCTTGATGCATTCGGATTGAGTAGCTCCAGATGTGCATATCTGAGCCTTGATACCCATGCCATATTTTGAGAGTTCTGACGCGCTCAAAACTTTATTTTCTAAAGAGCCATCCTTATTCATTTTTCTTATGTCGATTTTAAGAGTAACAGTTGCGTGATGTGGGAAATCTTTTCTATTTAATTTAACCGTTTCATCGCTTTTATTACCTAATAATACTTTTTCCAGTTCCATTAGTCACCTTCCTTTATCCATTTAATCTTCTGTTCCTGTGTCATAGAGTTGATCTTGCGGCGCTGGTCTCTTGCTTTTTTAGCCTCCTTGTACTGTTCCGAATTGTTCTTTGCGTTTTTAGACTCTAGCTCATATCTTCCCATCTTTTTGGTATTTCTATCTGCTAAATGTTTTACAGTAGTGGGTTCTCCGATCACACTGATAGATGGAGCATTAATGAAAACTTTTTTAAGAGTATTGCTTGCGCAAAATGGACACTCATGAACATCTGGATCTTCCGGTCCTTGTCTTATTTCCGTATAATACGCACAAGGCTCACATTCAAAATCATATAATGGCATATTTTTACCTCAATTAATCGTCATTCTCTAGGGCATTTAACACTCTGCCCAATATTCCGTTTCTTTGTATATCTTGAATTGTTAGCTGGCAATAAGCGATTCCCTCTATATTATAGAGTTTTTCAATACAATGTGCAAGACCGCTTCTAGATTTTATGTCAGTTTGTTTAATGTCTCCATTTATTAAAACCTTAGAGCCTTCACCCATTCTAGTTATAAACATCTTGATCTGTTCAAAGCTACAGTTTTGCGCCTCATCAAGAATCATATATGAATGATTAAATGTGCTACCGCGCATAACCTCTAGCGGCATGTACTTGATCCTACCTGCATTATAGTATTCTCCGTAATAAGCGCGCCCAAGAAAATGTTTTAAATTTTCCTGCATTGGCATGAGGTATGGGGCTATTTTTTCTCCCAGCTCTCCCGGTAAAGATCCAATTTCTTTTCCGGTGCATACAAGGGGTCTAGTAATTATTATATTCTCAATTTCATCATGGTGAAGTTTTTGTGCCGACAGGCCAGCGGCAATAAAGGATTTTCCACAACCCGAAGGACCGGTGCAAAAAATAATATCGTTTTCTATTATTGATCTAATGTATTTTTTTTGGTTGGGTGTTTTTGGCTCTACTATTTTAACTTGCTGGGGAATATTTTCTTTTTTTAGCGTTCTTCTTATTTTTTTTGTCATAAGGTGTTTACCACTATAATGTTATTGATTATGATACTTCAATAAAGTTGTTGCTATTTTGATAAGTTATAGTAACTTCGACATTTGAATCGTCTCCAGCATCTCCTCCGTTTGTTTCTATTGATGTTAAATAATTTTTAGCGCCAAGATTCCATGAACTATTTGATCCCGAAAATTCCGAATTAATAACAATCACCCTATCGGCTTCATAGAATGGATTAGCGGCTGGGCCGCCATAAGATTGAGTAAAGTTGTTATC